ATACCCTTGTCCATACCTGGCCATACTTCTAGTGGCCAATGTGATAATATGATGTTTTCATGGGTAAGTATTTGCTGATCTGATATATTTATAAGATCTGTGTTTTGTGAAAATTGAATTAATGCCTGATCTCTATCACCTGCTATGAAAATTATTTCACCATTCAATTTGTCAATTATGTCCACATCGTTCGGAGTCCATGCAAAATTACCAAGATGTATAACTGTATCTTTTTCACCTACCTTTGCGTTCCAGTTTTCAACAAGTCGATCGTTCATCTGTTCAATAGACACAAACCCGCGTTCAATAGCGGAGTTTGGTCTACCAAAAAATGTATCACTTGTTACAAAAACCTTAGTTTGTTGTTTTTTCATATATCCAATTGAATAGTTTATCGTCTGTTTCGTATTTACTACTATATTCTACGGCTTCTGTTAATTTTTCAAATTCACCGGTTGGTTTGCCATTTGAATTGATAAAATTGATTCCAATAGGTTCAAAAGATACTGGCTCAAAATAAGCTGACAACATGTCTTGGATCATTTCAAAATGTCTTTCATAAACATGATATGAATTTGCAATATGGGTAAATGTACCTAGTTCTAATTCAGGATATGCTTTTTCTTTAAGAAGCTTTAACATCTGCATTTGTAATAAACAGAAGAAAGCAAAATCAGTTGGCGTTCCAAGAATTGCATCGTTTGATCGCATCTGAATTGTGAAATTCAATTTATTATCTCTAATATTAAACAACCCGTTAAGTGTACAGATTACATCCTTGTTACCGAAGTATTGATAGTCAGGTTTATTGAACAATAGAATAGCCTGTCTAGTATCTTTATCTTTTACTAGAGACTGAAAGGCCCAGTCCCATTGGGTAACACCAGCCTTGTTCACCTCTGTAAAGATAAGATTACCATAAGCTGAATTAACCGTGGCATCTTCATTTGCAATCTGTTCCCAGAATGCTGCAAAGCGTTTGATAAACGCAAGATCTCTACGACCAGCAAAATAATAAACAGTCTCTGCTGCAATATATTTAAGCTGACTACTACGTCTTTCGTTCATGTATAAACATGACGAAGGGTCTTCGACTACATGGACCGCATTAACGACTTCGTTAATTTTCATACCACGCGGTGATACTGAATATTCAGGGTCGTTAATTAGATCCCATAGGGATTTTCTATAAACCTCTGCAAATGTTTTACCTTTGTAAACTCTCATATAGAAAACTTTTATTGATGTATGTAAAATTTAATTTACCGTTTCTTTCGTTGTATAACTGTTTGAAATTAGTTTCACCTATTTTCCCTCTCATATAAAATGGAAATGTGTTAACACACATATAGACTAAATAGTCATTCAAAACAGATTCCCAGTTTATTTTAATTTTTGATGCTTTTTTATAAGCATTAATAAACTCTATAACATGTTGCTCATTTCTTTCGGTATAAAAGAAGTCAATGATAAAGGATGCTATTTCAATACCTACATTATCGATGGCCGCAAAGTCGAAGTCAATTAGATTGTAATGGCCATTTGCAAAAACAATGTTATGCATCTTAAAGTCTCTGTGTACTGGTATTCTAATTTGATCTCTATCATAGGGTTTAAGATTTTCGTATATGGCCTTTCTTATTGTAAGCGCTATCTTTTTATCATCAGAATCTTCAATTTCATTCCATTTACCCATTGCAACGACTGCAGTCTTATCAGGCAAAGAAATTTCGCGCCTTTTTTCAAAGCAAAAATTATGCAGTTCAGCAAGATATTCACCTAAAGCAGAAGCTGTACTTATTGTCATATGCCATTCCTGTTCCTGCAAATACTCGTAAACCAGTTCAATTACATTGGCCTTTTCTGTAACTATTTTAATCGGTTTACATATTTTAAGACCTGAGTTAAAATTGTTATAGAGATAATTCTGAAAAGCAAAACTGCTAATATCAAATCCTTTTACTGGTACTACTTTGGCAAAATACTTCATTTTACCATTATGGAATATCTTGTATGTGCTTGTGTTTCCTGCCATTTTAGTTTATTGTTAAAATTCTGGCCCAGTTATAAAAGAAGGGCTGTTTGAAGTTTCTAGGATCTGGGTTGTGAAGATCTCTATATGTAGTAATTATACCTGCATCTACGTCTTCTGTTTCGCGCGCTTTCATATATGAATCAACATAGTGATACAAGATACCCATTTCTGCTAGATAGTCACTGTATTTCAAATCATGGATAAAAAATCCTGATCTGTTATCGGTTACAAATTCCTGAGACCATAATGGGCCACCATCTTCATTTGTAAAGTAGTGAAGAGACGTGGTCTTATACATGAAAGTGCCCAGTTCAAGATCAGGATAGGTTTCTAGAAGCCAATTGTACATTAACTCTTGGATAATAGTGTAAAAATAAATGTCATTGACAAAACCCATGGAAACTTCTGTGCCCCTAGTTTCAGCCAACATATGTAGTGCATTGTCTCTAATTATAAAATGTGCATAGATCATACATGGAGCATGCACAACTGGTCTTCTATTACCTAGATCTAAAATAGCCTTTCTTGTAAATTTATCCTTTTCAAAAAGAGTCTTAATTCTTAAAAGTGACCATCTGCTAAAAGCTTGACGCATTTCATTTCCAAAGAACATGATGTTAGTGCTATTACCCATAGTCTTTTCTAACATCTCCTTTGAGTGCATCACCCTTGGCTGATTTTCATTTAAGATATCATATGTTTCTTGAAGGATAAAACGTTCATTGAAATTAGAGATTGGAATTTCACGATCTCTGATGTTTTTGATTAAGACTGCAGCATTTAATACTTCTTTTGTCTGTTCACCCCTGCTGGTTACATATTCACCTTCATCGTTAATTAGTTTACAAAACCATTGATAAGCTTCTGATGCGCTATCAACTTCGTTATACTTCATCGTCATTTTCATAATCAACCTCTTTTATACTTGTCTGTTATTTTTATACATTTCCAACCCTGATATGTTTTATTCTTATGTGCAATTCTCCTCATTTCCTTTACGCTGATGTTATTTTTATTACAAAATTCTGCTATATTAGAAACTTCATGTTCAACACCTTCTGGAGATGTAATCAGATACTTATTACACCTTGCAATCTTAGAATTAAGACTCATAGGTCCTCTAGGGCGGCTGTTTGCTTTTTTTAATTTTTCAATATGCTCTTCAGTAAATTTACCACCCTTTTTAGTTAGAGCTTCCTTATTTTTTATACTTAGTAAACTCTTATGCTCCTCTGTTAACTTTCTGCCCTTGTGTATTTTTGAAATCTTTTCTTTTGCTTTTTCACTATGTTTAAACCCTGAATAACCATCACCACCATCAGATATATTAGTAAGAGGCCCTGTACTATCTTTAATTCTGCCTATTGTTTTTATCAAATACACTTCTTTATCAAAAGCATCGTTTTCTAGTATATTTTCATATAACTTGAGCACGATAGGTGAATAACCTTTTTTATATAAAGACTCTAGATAGTTTCTTTTTATAGTACGATTTTGTTTTTTTAATTCATTTGGTTCTAAAGCTCTGATACATCTTTTTCCTTTGCCTTTACCTATGTAAAAGGGTTTATGGTTAAATTCAAATTCGCCATACTTGAATTTACCAGGAAACCTAGGATCTAAATAACAATAAACATAAAACATAGACTTGTTTATTGTTATGTATCGGAGGAGTCACACATGTAATTATCCTCTTTTTATGGGCAGCGTACAGCAAGCAAAGGCTCCACCCATTTTACCTAGTTCTTTTGCTGGACTTTCATGGACTTTAATGCCGCGCGACTCGTAAATAGCCTTTGTTTCTGGATTACCAGATGGCATAATGATTTCCATTGGACCTATTGTTATAATGTTCATTGCATAACCGTTTATAACTTCATCAGTCTCTTCTAAACTAATAACATTCTTAAAGCCTAGATCATGTTTAATGATAGATCGGCGTTGAATTATAGTATCTTTATCAACTATATGCGCACCGCCTAGGATATGCTGTGGAATGCCTTCGGGTGCCGCAGCAACCGTGTTGACTTTAATGTTTGGGTAAAAGAATTTGAATGTAGTTACAAATTCCTCACTGGTTCTATTACCAACTGAAATCAAAACTTCGTTTTCAGATATCCAAAAGAAGTCGGCACCTTCCATTGTTGCATTCTTTGAAAGTTCAATGATACGACCTTCAAATCCCCAATGTCTTAATGTTGCCAGCATGTTTTTCTCTTCACCTTTTCTAATATCATATTTAGGATTGGCAAGAATAACAGAGTCATTAGTAATCACGGCCAAATCTCTCATATAAAGTTGATTTGGGAATGGGTTATACTCTGTTTCATGGAAATACAAATCATCACAAACATGAATGCCTAGACTGATTAAAAGAGTTCTATATGCATCAACTTCCTCTAGTAACTTATCATATGTTGGAATGCTTTTATACATTGCCTTTTTAGGATCGCTGTACTCGAGCTCATGTCGTCTTGGGATATGAATCATTACTGATTGTAATTTATCATATTCGTTTTTATACCCAAATTCAAAAACGCGCGTTTCTTCTGGTTGGCATGAAAGATCATGTAATAACTCCATGCCTCTATCAATTGATTCTTGTTCTTCTATACCCATAATTCTGGTTCCATTTTATAAGTTAAAGCTTCCATTAGTTCTTTTACCTCATTTCTCTGAGCTAGCTCATTTATTAGCGCACTTCTTTTCATCCATCTAAATTGTTCAGGCTTTTCCGTGGCCATTACAACTGGGATATTATCGACTTTAATAGGATTGATACCTAAATAATCTGTAATTTTATTTGCAGTTATATCTGGGTGAGTTAGGAAATCTTCAAATCTAATATGTAAAACCTGTTTGCCAGAATTTAAGATATGTGAATGTGCTGAATACCATTGATTCAAACATACCTCATGTAGAGGTGCATCTTTATAATCTTTCCAGTTCGGAGGAAGATCAAACTTCCACCATTTCTTACCGAATGGTTTTACATCTGAATAACCAGGGATGTTTAACTCTTCATTGATTATAGAAACATCATGGGCAAAGAAGCCAGTATCAGATAGCCAACCATCCATTAGGCCATTGATTGTTTGGGCAAAGCCTCTAGTCAAATGGATATATTTGATATCAGCATTTGGGAATAACTGTTCAAATATACCAATTCTATAACAATCTTGTGGTGTTTTGAAAACAAGAACCTTGTCTTCAATATCGTTTTCAGTAAATCTTCTACGCTGTGGTGGTATTACAAAAGGAGGCTCTTCGATTTTGAACTTCTGTTGCATAAAATCATAAGTACCGTCACAGATGTCATATAAACCGGCATGTTCTTTGAATAATGTGAAAAGTAATTTTTGAGTTGCCTCAATATAATCTGTTCCTTCAGTATAAAACTTAGAGACATATTTAGGCAACATATAGTCGATTACATCTTCACTAATATCTGGAAATTGCAAAAGGATTCTGTTACGCCAATCATGTAAAGTCTTAGACAAATTAAAGACTTTATCGTTTATACCTAGATCGTCAAATAAATTGTCTAGTAAATGTTGCTTGTTTTTAATGGTATTGAAACCATCGCTTTCACTTGACCATGGAAAACCGTTGCCAGATAAGATAAAGAATGGCTCTTCCTCACCTGAAAGGTATGCAACATCATTACTTCTAGATACAACGGTCTTCATTAAGCTAGACCCTGAGCGGGAACCAGTTAAGATAACTGCGACGCGTTTAACTTTTTTATTTAGATCACCAGAAGACTCAACCCTTCTTAAAGAGTTGAGCCTGGCGATAACTTCCTTATATTCCTTCTTAAGAGCCATTGATACAGTCTGTAATAAATTTGTGTAGTAGATCTACAGTATCTTCTGTGATAAAGCTTTCACCTGATAACATTATTCTATACGTATTAAAGCTTTGAACTACTTGCTCGTATTTTTGTTTATGTAAAGTGAGTTCATTACCTTCTTTAGTGCCACGTTTGTTTAGGACATTAACAGGTGCATCAATAAAGATGACTGCTTTTTTAATATGTGACTTTGCCACTCTATGTAGCTCAGTTGAGTAATTATCATCTTCAGTATAGACAACATCACTAATACCTCTATCCCAAAGAATAGGAATCTGATAATCATTTATCTGATCCATGCGTTCAATAATGTTATGCATCCAGAAGTTATAATCTTGCCATCTGGATTGCATACCAACGTTAACGGCGCCAGATCCTTTGAATCGAATGGCGCTATTAGGGTACTGTTCTAGGTATTTGTTAATTAACGTGGTCTTTCCAACGCTACTGAGTCCCTCCAAAAAGAATATCATATTATGAATTTAAGTGGTTGATATACTTTGATTCTAGTTTTTTACTAAATATCAAATGTTTATTATTATATAGATCTAGAATCATTTGTTTACTTAATTTTATAGGTTCAAATATCTTATACTTTAGATCATATTTTTTACAAAATTCTATAGCAGATTCTGACTTTGATTTTATCAAAGGCGTATTGATGAGCTTTTTAGGTTTTATTTCAACCATATATTTGTCGTTTATAATATAATCTGGAAAGTATGTACCCATTTTCCCTATTGGGGTAACATATTCTATTGCCCATTTTGCTTTTTCACCAGATTCAAATTTCATATTAAACCTATCTACATAATTTACTAAAAACGAGAGCTCTAATAAACTTCTGAAATAAATTCCTTTGTAATAACCTTTCCAGCCGTTTCCGCTACCTTTAGGTGAAGGTTTACCGTACATTGGGTTATTTTTACCTGAAGTTGCTAGGCTTATTTTAGACTTAAATTCATCTAATTTCTGGTCAGCTATTTCTTTGCCATGTTTTTCTAGCCATAGTGTATAAAGTCCACCTCTTTTCATGTAATGTTCAACATCTCTTTCTAAAAGGCCTTTGCTTATACTCTGTTTATGCTCAGCGGATAATTTTCGACCCATTTTACGTTCTGAAAGTTTTATTTTCACGTCCGCTGTATGTGTTTTACCCTTAAAACCATTTTCCCTAAGTCCTAGTCTTTGCTCTTCACCCATCTTCTTGTTATGGTTTAACAGAGCACATTTTTTACAAATTGTATTTTTAGTAATTGCTGTTTTAAGAATATACTTATTACTATACACTATAGTTGTATCACACTGCGGGCATTGTCTAGAATAATCTTCCATGGTAGTTTTATTTTATATATAGTCCAGGTCTAGTTAAACCCCCAATAAAAAGCCCATAGAAATTTCTATGGGCTTTAATAGTTAAGTAGTATTATCCGTTGGTTTGTTCAGTTTCTACTACATGGTCTGCTTCTACTTGAATACCCATTGCTCTTGCATTGGTCTCATCGTCTAGAACGCTTAGGTTAGTGTGAATGCCTTTCAGTGTATTTTGATCTTCAATCATTTTACGCATAGCATTTGAAATACCTTCACCTGTGTTAGTTAATAGAGACATATAATCACGGACGGAATGGAAACCAACACCTTCAGTCTTTAGAAGTAATTGATAAACTGCATTAAGTGCAGGTCCATCAATCAATAATTCATTTGAATCGTTTAAACCTTCTGCAATTGCATCCTTTAGTTTAGTGTAAGCTGCAACATACAAAGGGGCATCAGCATGTGTCCATTTAACATTTTTCTCTAAATGCTTAAATAAAGATTTTGCATCTTTGATATCGTCAAATGCAACTGTGTACTTTTTAGTTTTAGTTAATTCGCCAAACTCGTTTGCCATTTTATTATAGCGATCTTGTTCAGACTTTAGAGTTTCAATACTCATTTCTTTTGCATCAAGTGGTGTAATCATCTTGATTTCCATTTCATTGTTTTCTACTTGTTCAGACATAGTAATTTATTTTTAGTTTATATTATTTAGAGTTATTTAGTTTCAGAAATCTGGGTTGGTAATTCTGATATCAAAGTTTATAAAATCTCTGAAATCTTCTTCATCTGCCTGTATACGTCTTTCAATGCTATCACCTGGCATATCACGTCGCATTAGTCTTGCACGTCTCATATCGATATGGATATCAACATAGACTACAAGGCAGTCTTTTCTATCCTGTTCACCGACATGGGAAAGTCCACTGGGTGTCATAATGAAAACATCGTCCCCATCCGCCTGTGACCATTGTTTTAATGTAGTACCATAAAGCCAGCCATTGAACATTACGTATTCAAAGAACTCGTAATTGTCAATCATTTTCCTGGCCTGCTCTTCAGTAATAAAGAAGTAGTCTTTACCTTCAACTTCACCTTCTCTTGGGGGTCTTGTTGTATAACTTACTGCGTATTTGAAATTTCTAGACTCTAACTTCTTTCTCATGAAGTCCTTACCTGAGCCTGCTTTACCGACTAAAATAATTCGCTTATTCATATTCATTATAACCCGGTTAGATATATTGTTTAAGCCTAGACAAGAAAAAAGCGATCTAATGATCGCTTTAATGTGGTGTACCCGGCGGGAATCGAACCCGCGTCTTGCTCGGTTAATTTTAAGGACTCTTTCACAGGCTTAGTCAATTTTTCTAAACTGACAAAATATCCCTGATTTTAACCTTATCAGAGATAAAGGGTTCGCATTTCTTTGGCCACTTAATGCTCAGTGGTGGTACTCTCCGGTATTAGCCGAATTTTCCGTTGTACAACTTTCTTTAAAGCTTGGCAGTTGTCGCCAAGTGCTTAGGCTGCTACTGCAAACTCTGAAGCAAACTCAACAGCTACGCCGTCAAGTACGAGGTCACCCTCTTCTGTGATAAATGAATTGCCGTTTATTGGCTTGATAGGTGATTAAGGTCTTTCCATCTAAGACCGCCTGCATCTCAAAGAACTATGACCGCCAATCAATGCCTGGTCGGGCACATATTATGTTATATGTATGTATTCTATATTGTTTAACCTTTACATAGAAGATCAGCTGCAGCTGAGGCTGCCCATGCATCAGGCTTAGTTCTAACCACAAAACCATAGCCTTTAATCATGCCTACAGCAGCGTCATGGGCTATAAAAGATTTGTACTTTTTATTAGAGTTGATATCTAAATCAACAGTTGCCTCGATTTGATGGTTATTCTTTAATTGGTTTGCTAATTCCAAAGACATTTCAACTTCTGACCATAATCTTGTATAAAGATCCTTGACCTTTAGAGTTTTAGTCCTTGAAAAAACAACATGTACCCCATTACCATTGTGCCAGAAACATAGTGCTGTTGCGTAAAGGGTTGAGTATCTTAATTGAATGGAATCTGTGCCTATGTATAATTTGACGTCTGGATTTTTTTCCAGGTATTTCTTTGTGTATAGGCCTATATCTTCGATATGTTCGCCGCCAAATTTCTTAAACATTCTACAAAGTTTAGTAGCGGGAACAGGATTCGAACCTGTGACCTCAAGGTTATGAGCCTTGCGAGCTGACCATCTGCTCTATCCCACAATATAAAAATAGAAAAGCCTGAGACTACAGCTTATGGCGTTAGATCTTTAGAGAGATTATGTGTTCCTCTTTTGTCCAGTACCTTTTGAGTACTATTCTAACAGTGCTGGTGATTTAGGTATACCACTCCTTGAGTTGCTTGTTTAGACTACTCTCTTTATACTTACATCTACTCAAATCTGCCGATCTGATTCGCTCTTGCGGAGCTATAAAGCTTTCTAAAAAATCGCATTAGACTTGCGGCCTTTTGCGGCAACCGACAACCGGCTACTAGGTAAGCACCTTTCGTCTGCAACTGACGGACACTTTGGCTTAATTGTTCTTAGGTTTTGCACCAATAATTGCAAATTAAGTTTTTCGTGTGTGGATGTGTGAAAGTAGTGGTCCGTCGACCAAGCTAACCCCAATTTTGTCAGGATCAATACTTAACTACTCTCTGAAATGTCCCCATCTCGATATTTTAAGATTACTTCAAGTTAAACCCCTTGGTAGAAATTCAACAGGGCTGATAACAACACCACTTGTACTTCAGCATGCCTTTCGGCTTTAAGTCCTCTCTGATATTGAACAACGCAATAATATACCTGGATGGGCATACTTTTTGCAAAGCTCTACGAGTTATTCTTATTGCTCTTCCGAGCTCAAACTGACAACCCACATTGCCAATTCACTTTTCCATTTCTCCTACAGTGTTACCCTCAGATAATCAGGAACCGTGATATCTCGCTTGCCTACTCAAGTCCAAATCAACCGAAGTTAATCTGGGCCGCAAACAGCTTTACGATGTGCTGTTCACTTTATACCGGTTTCCCGGTTTATTTGATGACTATAGGCCGCCAATATCTTTATTTCTTTTCAGTGCTCATATTCGTCACACGAAGGCGGGAATACGACTTACTAAGAAAATGGATATTCTCATAAATAAAGAACGCTTGTGTTAGTATTTATGTAAAACTAAATAAAAGTTTTCTGTTTTGAAATCTTTTTGCAGTTTTTTCATTTTACTTAACTTTTGTAGTTCCATAGGGACTCGAACCCCAATTCTCCGCTTAGAAGGCGGATGTCCTATCCGTTGAACGATGAAACCGTATTTGCTATTGTTACGTTGTAAATATACAATATAAATTGGAAAGGTAAAAGATTTTTGCTGATTAAGCAGGAAATCCTTTTTGTACTTTTATTCCAGTAGACACTAACTGTGTCTTAAGACTGTTGATCGCATTAACAACTGGTTGCATATCAACAGGTTGTTGCTTCTGTTCAGCTGGTTTAGGTGCAGAGCCTTCAGATGTACCGGGTCCAATTCCTATTGCGTTTGCAGCATCGGCAATAACTCCTCCAGCACCTGGAGCGGGTGTTGCTAATTGCGTTTTAATTTCCTCAAGTATTCCTTTAAGTGTTTCCATACCTTGGGTAATTGCTTCACCGATGTCTGCAACGATATCATCGCTATCGCCATTTGCTAAACCGTCAAGGAATCCCATTAACTTGGTGACTTGAGTTAATCTCTCAATCTCCATTCCGTTAATATGCTCTTTCATTTCACCAAACGCATCAGCGATTCTTTCAAACGCTTCAGCGGTCTTTTCTAGCTTAGTAGAACCGTTGATAAGAATTTCTGCGTTTGTTGTAAACTCGCCTAGTCTATATAGTAACAAGCCTGAATTAGGTTTACTAAATACATTTAATATAGAATCAGTAAAGTAGTTAAATGAATTACCGGCTTTCCAAGGATCTTGAACTTCCATCCAAGGTTTCATTGCTGCTGCTAATTTATTTACAACTTCTATCATATCAGGGAAGATCTCGATTGCATCATCGACAGCATCTTCGTTTTCATCGTACTTTTGACCAGCCCATATAATCGGATCAAAGAATGCGTTTAAGATACCATTAAAATTATCTTTAACTTTATAGAAGTCGCCTTGTGCTAGAGTGAATACACTCTTTGGTACTACTTTCGCATCTGGTGTACCTGCGTTTACTACTTCATATGATGTAAATTCAAGGTTGGCAAAGGACTGAACACCTTTAGCCATTTCTGTCATGATATTACCTATACCAGTAAGTGCTTCGATTCCCTTTTTAACTACACCGTCGCTAAACCAACCCTCACTATTCATCTCTGCTCTACCGACGTCACCTATTGGTTTTAGAATAGCTTCTACTACTTTAGCAAAACCTTGACCTGCTTTTTGGAAATGAGCCTCAGTAAGAGGTACAATTTCAACAGGTACTATTTTAGCATCTTTAGTACCTGCATTGATAACTTCATATCTAGTGAATTTAAGATCTGCGAAGTCTTGTATACCTTTTGCCATACCTGTCATGATATTACCTAGGCCTGTAAGAGATTCTATACCCTTTGATATAGCTCCGCCGCTAAACCAACCTTCACTCATCATTTCCATCATACCGACTTTAGCAATAGGCATAAGTATAGCATCTAAAACTTTGCCAAAGTTAACTCCAGCTCCCTGTATCTCAGCGTCTGTAAGTTTTCTAATTTCTTTAGCCTGTATTTTTGAATTACCATCCTTATCTTTTACTACTTCATATTCTGTAAACTTCATGTTAGCGAAGTCCTGTATACCTCTAGCCATTTCTGTTAGGATGTTACCGATACCTGCTAATGCACGTACTCCCCAGTATATTTCGTATGCTGAGGCTTTTATACCGTATTCTTTCTTTAAGTCATCGTCAGCTATAATACTGAAGCCTTTTACGATTGATGCGATTGCTTTCTCAAAGTTTGTACCATCTGAATCGGTCCAACCAGACTCTTTAAATGTTTTAAGGCCTTGTGTCAAAGGCTCCATTGCTGCGCCTATAACTAACATTGCTGCAGCACCTGCTAAGGTGAATCCTATAGTGAATGGGTTACCAAGTACGGTACCGATTACCGCTAGGGCAACAACCGTCGCTGATAATAAGACGGCATCGTCTGCTGTAAACTTGGCCTCTTTATAAATCTTTAAGCCCTCTGCTAATATAATTATAGAAACACCAATCGCAGCCATTGCAGCTGCACCTAAAAGAGGTAATAAACCAGATTCCATAGCTACGCCTAATAGTGTACCTACCAGGGCAAGAACAACTACAAGTGCACTTAAGGAAGCGGTATCTTCTAAAGTCCAATCAACGCTTTTTATCATCATAAGAGCTCCAGCCAAAATAACCATTGCTACAGCAATTACACCAAGTGCAAGCGAGCCTTTTAAGACTTCTTTTTCAACTAAAGAAATAAGGAACATCACTCCAACAAGTGCTGCTATCAAAATAAGTATAGGCCATGAAGCTCCTAAGCCTGCTACCATTTCATCTGCTAAATCACTAATTGCATATAGAATGATAGCGGTTAAGCCTACTGCTAAAACCATTACGCCTAGGGCTAATGCTCCATCATATATTGTATTACTCATCGTATCGAGAGCAAACATCAAACCTATTAACGCTCCTATTACTATAAGTATAGGCCATGCTGCTATTGCACCTTCCCATAACTCTTCATAGAATTTACCTGCTAAGAATAGTATCAAACCTGTAAGTGCAACAATACCTACCATAACTGCTAATGCTTTGACACCATCCATGATAGTATCACTAAGCATATCTATTAAGAACATTAAACCGACTAGGGCTCCTATTGTTAAGAGTATAGCTACCATTCCGACAAATCCTTTCCACAGTTCAGCATATACTATACCTGCAAGATATAAAATAAGGCCTGTCATGCCAACAACTGCTACCATCATTAATAAGGCTTCTACACCATCTCCTATAGTATCACTTAACCCGTCCATCATGCTGAATAAAAGTATCATGGTCATGATTGTAAGTACAATAGGTATCATACCTATAAGACCTTTCCAAAGCTCAGCATAAACTATGCCTGCTAAGAAAAGTGCTATACCAAACAGGATAATCGCTCCGGCCATATACATAAGACCCTTGGCGCCATCTAATATATCTTTACCAGTCTTATCGCCCAAGGCTTTAGTAAACAGATATACGAATCCCAGGACAACTAAAAAGACTATAGGTGCAGCTATCATTCCGACGAGATATAGAGGAAGAGCTATTATTAAGGCTATACCAAATAAGATAATAGCCCCTGCCATCAGCATCAGACCCTTCGCAGTTTCCATTATAGTCTTACCAATATCTTTCATTTTCATGAAAGCGTTACCTATCTTTTCAATAGCAAGTATAAATTTATCTACGGCCTCTTCAGGGAGTTGACTAAAGTCTTTAATAGCCCCTACTATTCGTTCAAGAGCAGGCCCAAATATTTTAGCTGTCTTAAGCATTTCCTTTTGATCCTTATCCGTCATTTGTTTTTCTTGACGTTTAAGTAAGATTTGCGTAAGTGTATTTTGAGCTTTTATATTTTGCTGAAGTAAGATACCAAGGTTGTTAACAGCCTGGACGATTGTATTACCCTTAAAGAAGTAATCTTTAATTTCGTCAAGGCTCTTAACCATTGCTGATTGATTCTCTGATGAAAGAGCTTCAAAGGGATTCTTAAAAAGGCCAAACGCCATCCATTGTTAGAATTTTTTAGGCATGTTAAAGCTAGGACTCGGCATTTTATATGAAGGAGTACTAGGCATCTTTGGAGTATTTATTGAACTCTTCATAGCCGATTGTTGACTCTTCATATCTCTAGACATTGAGCTGTTGTTATACTTCTCATTTTGCTCATCTTCACCCTTTTTCTTTTTCTCTAAAAAGTCTCTAAGGTTTTCGATAGTATATTCAAGCTCATAATACGGCCAAGCTTCAATTTCACTTGGCTGTATTCTGAGATAGTGATAAAGATAGAATTTAGTCTTAAAGAAGTTCTCCAGAGATATCTGAAACAACGAAAAGATCTTTGATTCCGCCGCGAAAGTTGATAGCGGCTGCGACCTCCGAACCGCACGCTTTACAAGAGCAAACAACATCTGGCTTTACGCCGACTTTAACCTGTTCTGCTAATCTGTAATGCAATGTATATTTTGTATCGTCCCATCCTTGGAAATCAACTTCACCTTGGAATATTTCTCTTTCTGTAAAACCTCTCCATTCGTGTTGGATGTAAGGTAAGATTTGTATGTATGCTTTGTCCCAGTTTTCACCTTGTCTTTCTTTCTCTCTGATGTACTTGGTTACAATTTGCATAACACCTATTGTAGGTGGCTTCATGTAAATGACACCGCATGATTTAGTTTGAATAGAAAGCACTCTGTTAAACTCATCATAGTATTTCATTAAATCATCTGGAATACTATTGAATTGTAAATTCTGATTTGCAATTTCAATTACGTTTTCAGTATTACAATCTGAGCAATTCTTTTTAACCTGTAGCTTGTTTTCACCTTTACTAAAAGTAAGAGCTCTTACTGCCAAGATAATAAAAATTCTATCTTCCTCTAAGATATCTTTCCAGCTCATCATTCTAGTTCTAGTACGAATTTTTGTACAGTTTTGTAGAATGTGGTTTAACTTTTCATCCACGTCAAAAAGATCTCTCTCTTGTAACGTAGAGAAGTGTCTAATCTCAGCAACTTTAGCTGGTCTGATTTGAATTTCAACATCAAGAGGATAAAATAAACCCTTTGAAGGAAGATCATTAATATGGATGGAATGATATCCTAATACCATGTCTGATGCTATCTCATCAGTATCAACTCTACCGCCTTTACCTTTACTGGTATTGACTTTACCTAAGCCATCTTTCTTAGCAGATTCTTTTAATTTTTGAGCATTTTCGATATAAGGGTCGTTTATAGGTTGTTGATTCTGTTGCTCTTCAACAATCCTTCTCATTTCGTCATCATTTAGTCTTTTTTCTTCACTCATGTGATATTGTTTTATTTTCGATTAAATTCTTTATTTGTATACGCAGATAAGCTGAAATCGTTTCAGGTTTTTTTCCTTCAGCCATGGCTTCTTGATATATGATGCCATGAAGTCTAGTAAGATCTTCTTTAGATATAAGCACTTGTATTCGCTCAGTAAGACTTTCATCCTTTGCCATTTAGTATTTAGTATTTTTATACTATCATAGTATTATACTATCATAGTATATATTACCATATACCCTAAAAAAGCCAGCTTGTAGCTGGCTTTTCAGTTAATGTTTAATTATTAGTTATTCTCTTCAATCCAGTTATTAGACTTCCATACCATATCTAATGCGATAGGATCTTGTGCACCATAGTCTAGACCATCTGCGAAAGGAACACCTCCTGTTGGGAAACAATCTAGTAAAGTAACCTTTCTGTGAATATTACCTTGACGGTCATACATCACGATAATGATAGTACCAACGTAGTCTTTCTTAAGACCCATTGCACCTGTTGCAGGATCATAGATCTTTTTATACCAATCTCTAAGAGTCTTATAGATGTAGTTTTGATTTGCATCATTTAAGTTGAGAGAAAAGTTAATAGAAACGTCTACACTTGTAGTACCTGGCATACCAGCATAACTTCTTTCTGCAAACTTATATTTCTGGGTAACTGCATCATAAGCTGGATTCAAACCTCCTAATCCGCCTATTGTATTGACGTGTTCTAATAATAAAGTTCCGTCAATTCCACTAGGTGGTAAAATAGTAACTTCAAATAGATTACCCTGTATCGGCTCGTAAAGCTTGGTAGCAGCTACAGAGTTATTATAATGTGGTAAACCTGCCATTTTTATTTAAGATTATTTTAAGTATATATTGGGTTTTTCAAAGAATTATTAAAAGCCCGGATTTCTCCGGGCTTTTTATTTAATTATGAGAATTGACCTGTTGCAATAGCACCAGTTCTAAGAATCGTTGTTCTGTGAACTAAGATTTCTAGACCTTTAACAGGCTCAACATATGTGTCTAAGATACCCATGTTAGCATCAATTACGTCTGGTGTGTTATTAGTTGTGTCCATTACGTTCTTGAAGTCGTAAACACCATTATCACGTTTTACACTGAACATAAAGTTATCAGCAAGTGTCTTGATTTCTAGACGTGTCTGAGCAGTGTTAAATTCAAACAGATAATTCTGTAGAATTGCAGCTATACCGTCTTGGATATAAATCAATACCTCTCTTACATGGATGCTAGAAAGAGCAGACTTTATATTTTGCTGTGCAGTCTTGTTACCATGAATCTCGATACCAACACCTCTTTGGAAGATGATTGGGTTTAGACCAAATGGCTCGATGTAGTCTCTGTCTTCTTTATCGAAGTTAGTTTCTAGACCGATAAGACCTCTACCGCTTAGTACACCTCTTCTAGGACCTGCTACTATTGACCAAGGTAATGCGTTTGCATATTTGTCAATAAAGTTGTTAGACACATTACCCGCTGGAGGAACTGTAATGTTTTTACCTCTGTCTCTTATTACTAAATAAGGGGCAAAGAATCCTGAATAGTTAGAACCATTAGAGATACTTGGTAAACCGTATACCATGGTAGGATTAAGTGTAAGATCACCTCCGGTAGAGATAAGTCTTGCTTGAACTGAACCGCTAGCATCTGTAAATCTAGGATTTGTTGAATCTTTAAAGTCTTGCATTGAAGGTGCATTCAAAATAGCGAAAGCATTTTGTCTAGCCTTTGCAAGATATGAAAGCTGATACTTAGACTGCGGTTGAATACCAAGACCAAAGCTATCTACAATGTAGCGATAAGATATAGCATCTTTATCAATTAAAGCTTTGAATAGATTAGTATCTGGACTAATTGTATCACCCATGATTTCGTCTAGTCTGTCCTGTGTACCATTAGGAATATGATAGTTAGGATTAAGTGTGAAACCATTTAGTGCAAACAATTTGTAAGCATCGATAACTGATTCTATATCTTTATATCTTTCAACTACAGTACCGTTTTGGAACGTTTTAATCTCTTGGTCGCAATAGATGTGTAGAACCTGGTTAGGTGTGATACCTTCTTTTGCAATCTTTGTGATTTTTGTAAGTCTTGACTCACCATTTGGACCGAGTTCAGTAGCAACTAAATAGTCACCTACGTCTACTTTACCAACTGATGAGGTATAAGCAACTTTGATTTCATTTGCAGGAAGACCAGTTGCTGCAACTACTGAAAGTGATTGGTTAAGAGCGCCTACAAGAGATTGTACTATAAATGCGCCAGAGACATTATCACCGGCAGAATCTTCATAGTTACCAAAATCTGGTAATGAGATCTGTGTAGTGTACTCAGCATCATCATAACCTTTTATTACCACTGTAGGTGTATTATAGTAAACACTGGTTGCTGAGCCGCCTGAAGCTAATACTTGAGTATTACCACCTGTAACACCTGAACTATCATCAGTTATTAGTGTATTGTCTAACGTCCAGTCCATGTCTAAGAAAAACTCAGTACCTGTAATATCATATGCAATATCACCTGCTGTAATTACTCCATTGTCCCAGTCATCAAACGTTTGAGTGCCTGATTCAAATATAAAGTAATCATCGTCACCTGCACCAGGTGCATATCTTGAACCTTCTGGACTCCAGATGAAATACATTTCACCGCCTAAGATTGCAACTTCATTGTCAGCAATTTCAATGCTTACACCGATGTATAAGAAACCTGAAGCTTCGGTCAATGTAGTAATTGGAGCCCAATGGTATACAGGACCACCTGATGTGTTATCAACTACAAGAACATATGAACCTACAACTCTCTGTGTTTGACCTTGGCCTGCAATGTTTTGAGAAAGCTTGTTTTTAATCTTTTGATTATAATCAGGATGGTCTACACTCATTTTGATAGTGTAGTTAGCAATGTTAGCACCCATTTGTGCAGGTAGATCAAGCGAAGTAACCACTGGTGGTACTATTGATGCAGATCCTTGACCATCTTGAGTTATGTAGAAAGAGATATCATTGGCAGTAGTTACCTCAACTGCAACTTCCTGGGTTTGAGTTTCTAAATACTCGAAATCATCTCTTACAGCTCTGTCATAAGATAAAAACTTGATGCTAGTAAAGTTTGGATCAGTGTTTGTTTTGTTTTCAATGTTATGACCGACTAAGTCAACACCTGTTTCAGTACCACTGATGATTTCATCACCGTCAAACAATGATTTATTCACAGCACAAAGCAAACCAGTAGATGCTGTATCAAAATTGATAAGATCTTGGATGAATAGGTTATTACCATTAAGATCTATAAAATCAGGAATCAAAGATCCAGTGTATTGTGCAATAACCGAAACGCTAGGAAGATCCAAGAATGCTTGATAAGAAGACTTCAACAAACCTTTAGTTGCATCAAAGAATGTACCATATATTGGATCGATTGCTAATTGTGCATAGTTTGAAAAATCACCTGCAACTACAAATACATCAATCATATAATCACTAATGTAGTCAAATTCGCTCATAAATGCTGGAACGTTACCTGCACCAAACCATTCTTTAGCAAGAACGTTAAATGCATTTACGTTTTGTGCTTTACGGGCAAAAACTGTAATTGGAGATTGTTTTAAGTTAACAAACTGAATTACACCAGTGTTAGTTGAACCAATGTTGTTTAAGAATGCTAGATCTTCAGGGAACCAGAACTTATCTTTATTGTAGAAACCTGAAAAAAGAGCAGTCTTTTCAATTGGATTCACTTCAGTAGATGCTGTTGAAAATGTTTGATAATCAACGATATCCGGTGAAGCACTTTCAAGATCATTATTTAATCTCAAAAGATTTAAGGCAAGGATAGGACCTCTTTCTAGAGCAGACAACGCTGTTCTATGGAAATAAGAACCTTTTCTTTCTAATGTTCTATCCAATGGACCGAAAACATTTTGGAAAAATCCAGTGTCAGATACAAATACAGGGGTGTTGAATGGGCCCTCTTTAGAGAAACCTACAACCATGCGAATCTGTTCAGCTGGAATGCTAGCAACTTGACTCTTGTCAAATTCAAGTCTGTATACGCCGCTAGACTTAAACTGTAGCAATTCTGGTGATAATGCCATTTTATATACGTTATTTTTATTTGAATTATATATCAGCCAAGCAAGTCGTAAATATCAAAATACACGTTACCGTCACCTTCCTTATTATTCTTATTTAAAGCTTCCTCCATTTCATCATGCAGACCGTCATCTATGACATCTAGAATCTCTTCTATAAAATCTGAGCAGTCTATTGTAGAAAAGAACTCAGTGACAGAAACGCATGTCATGACATGGTCATCATGACCCATTTGACCGATGTATGAACCAGATGGCGTTCTACCGAAAGATGATAGTTCTTTTATCGTTTCCATGTCGTGTACAAATATCTTGTTTTGCTCTATGTACTTTTTTAGGTTCTGGCAAAAAAGAGTTTTATTATCCTTTTTAATTTTCAATCCATATTTAGCAACAGTAGCGTCATGTCTATGTTTAAACTTAACAACCATCTCTTCATCAAACTCATTTCGCTGTGGAAATAAAGTCATTAGATAATTGATTATTGTAGCCCCATATGTGTTATACTCAATAACAAGTTTCGTATTCTCTTGATAGAAGATATCAATACAGAGGGTGTATAGAATTTTTGAAGTGTCTTCAACGCTATGTTCATTACTTCTGAACACACCTACTTGTTTAAACGCAAAGAAATCGTTAATAGAACTAGGCGAACTAATTCGATCAAAGTCTTTACGTTCCATCGGGACAATCTCCCATATGTTAAATACAGTATAGTCACCGCCGACACCTTCTGCAAGGTCTATACTAAATACCCAGTATCTATTTCTATCCTTAAACTCGGAGCCATCATATTCAGGGTCAAAAAATAAGTATCTTTGCAAGTCCATTGAAATTTTTTCAAATTCATCAAAGTCTAAATACACAAATTTCTTTTCACCTTTCTTAAGCTTCTTAACAGATGCACCAGAAAGTAGAAGATTACTGGATGCCATAAATTGGTTTCCGTATTGGCGGTTAAACGCCTCTTCGCTACCAAGGTTCTTAACCTCTTGTGCCTTCCATTTCTCATCTCTACCTGGTACTTGCCACCAGTCAACTCTAAATGCTGCGAACTCATTTAATTTCTTTTCGGCTGCATCATATATCTCAAAGAACTTATTATAACCGTTAGGTGTACTGGTAATAATAATACGTGACACCTTCGACGAAGACAGAGTAGGATAAACGTTTTCATAGAAGCTGTCAACGAAACTATGATGGATGTGAGCAAACTCATCTAGGAATAGAAGATGTATGGTAAAACCGATACCCGCTTTACCTGTTGTAGATTGACCTACAATACGGCAACCGTTGTCGAACTTCATATTCATTACGTCATTCTTTAGCATACCGGGTTTTAGAAAGAATGGTAGGTTCTCTAGAATTGCTTTTACTTTATCTAGGATCTCTTTTGTTGTTGCACCTTTGTTTGAAAGCATAAGTGCGTTCTTGTCATAATTGAATAAGACATACCATGCAATAAAGATAGCGGAACATATTGTTTTACCGATCTGACGTGAGGCCAGGCATACATTGAATCTGTTTTCAACAAAGCTTACAAGCATATCCTTTTGATAATCTCTCAGCTTGATACGTTGAAGACCTTTATCGGTCATTACAGTTGCAAAGTGTTCAGCAAAGTAAAGGATGTCATTGGCACATTTTTTAATGTGCTCCATTTCCTCATCGGTATACTCAAATACGATATTACCTCTTCGGTAATTCATATTTCCCTCGCTAAATGGGGTTGCTTTAACTTTAACACCCTCATCCATGGCTCTTATCAATTTCTCAACTGCAGCAGTCGACCAAACCAACCTCTCTTCGTGATTAGGTTCAGTCGGCGATGAAGATGAAATCATGAAATCATTCGTCATACTCGTCGTAATTTTCTACAGGAAAATCGTCATCTAAATCATCGATTAACGGCTCTGCATCCAGGGCTTCATCATCCTGTTTATTTGTTTCAATCTCATTTTGTATTGACATCATAAGATTTTTAGTGCCCCTGTTAACATTTGTAGGGCCTTCTAATTTCTTTGTCTCTTCACCACCCTTTATTCTTTTGGTTTCTGAGTAAACATCATAGTCTCTTGCAAGCTTCTTAACACCCTCTTCGGTTGCCATCATATACATGGTCTGGCTTTTAATAATGTCAAGCATGGACTTTTGCAAGGTGCCTAATACCTCAAACATACGAGGTGAAACATCACCATCGTCTATTTGCTCTAACAGGGTTGTGATTGCACGTTCAGCTGTTTCCATTTGAAAGATCAGACTACTTAAGGTCATCTCCTCAATTTTCATTTTGGCTTTTACGTACTCATCATTGTCTATAATCTCTTCACTAAGATAAAACTTTAATAGGGTATTGATAGTCTTTTTAGCCTGTTGTGAAGCATCAGCTTTCTTTTTGCCATAGTCAAATGTACTACGTGGCCTTATAGGTGTCAATTCGGTTGCATCGATTGGGACATCGATCATATCTGAATCGTTTAATATATCATCAAGCGAAGATCTTATTTCATCTGCCTGTTTTCTGTAATTCTTTTTTCCATTCATATTATCTTGGATTTGGTAGTCTCAATAGATGAAGCTCTGGTATAGCATTATCTACTAGTTCAGCGTATTGTGTATCATTAACAACATATTGATTTAAGACTATGTTATGTGCTTCTTCTTCTATTATACGTGTAAATATGCGAATGTTTGTTAAGTTAACAGGGCCTGCTAATAGGGCCCAGAAATCACCTGAATCTATACCAACTGGTTCAAGTAAAGATACCAGATCGTTGTACACTAGTTTAAGTGCGGATGTTTCCAACTGGGGATTTGTAAGGTTAAGAGGCTTATCTAGTTCGTATAGATATGTAGAAAGTGTCTTAAACCTATTTGAAAGATTGATAACAATTGGGTACCATTTCGTATTGTCAAACGTTACACCGTGTGTAAAGAAGTAATCTACGTTATTTATAGAAACTATTATAAACTGTTTTGTAACTTCAACTGAAAGGCCGCTAAATATACCACCGTAACCATGTATCAAGAACGTTTTAACAAGACTTCTTGCGCCGGCTTCTATTACAGAAACGCCTGAAACATAATCAATGTCTATAACATATTCTAAACCACCTGTTGGGGCTTGTATAATTCTATGATACCCATCATAATCGCCAGTGCCTGTTATTTGTAGAAGATCTCCTACTTGCCATTTAACATCTTTAGGCATTACTAACATTGCTTTACCATTAGAATTTGCAATTTCAGATATATTGGTAAACGCCTTTTCTAAACCGAACTGCGGTTGAAACCAGAATGTAAATGCCCTATCTTCAGTATCAGTAAATCTAGCATGCTGTCTATACTTTACAGCCATTTCATTTGGTATAAGCTTTCCTAGCTCATAGTGGTTTTTAGATACAATCGTCCAGTTATTGTTAATCTTATAATCTGATATTGAAAGTTGCTTGGATAATTCACTTCTTACGTAATCATTTGCACCTGTTCCAATAGTTCTATATTGTTGAGGTTTAGTGATTTTTAATGTCTCATCTTTTATTTCTGGATCAAATAGCTCGTCTATGTTTAATGTGAGATCATTGAGTTCTTGTTTATACGGTTCTGGCGTATCAACATTAACTCTATCTTGCCATTTCCTAAGTGTTGCTTTGTAATAGATGTCCTTATACACAACAGGATCTGCTAATGCAACTGAATTGATTTCGTACATTCTATCGACAAGTGGGAAATAAATGTAATCACGTTCTTGTGGCATTGATCTGGCCCCAAATGCCTTCTGAAACTCCTCTCTGGTTATATGGATTTCAAATCCTTCTATACCCATGCCAAATTCATCGAACTGAAATTCATTTGGCGGGAAATTATTATCAGGAACTAATATCTTGACATCTTTCATATCAACAACGTTATAGAGGGAGTACTCATTTAAGATAACATCTCTACTTCTCTGATCTGAATTTACTTTATAATACTTAACACAGTGGCCGAATATATCATTCACAACATTTGTCAATTGGCTGAACATACTTCTGGTATTGTTCAACATTGCATATGGGTTGAATAGATCTTCTTCGTCACAACAGTCTGTTACAATTAGATTTTGGCAACCGCTTGGTATTTGACCCGGTTCACAGCAGTCGACACCTACTTGTTTCACCTGTTTGACTATACCATTACCTGAAACTATTTCTAGGGCAATTGAAATAAATTCCATTGTATGACCAGTTTCTAGATCAACTACCACATACTTATATTCAATCCAGAATGGTTTAGTTGAATCTATTATCTGGTTTTCAAGATTAAGATTTGTAAGTTGAATCCAGTCTGAAAAGTTAATGTTGTCTTGACACCATCTAAAATATTTGTCGAATTTATTGCCACTATCCTCTCCTATCACCTCATCTATGTAGCCAATAACCCTATCGACATTTTCATAAGGTTCTGCTAATTTAATGATTAGAGTTTCATCTAGTTTATCAACAATATAATCCTGTACTGCCATTTTTGTAAATAATTCTTTAGCTATATATTTACATTCGGAAACACCTGTTTTATCTAGACTTCAAAATCTGTAATGATCGTAATATTTGGGTTATCGGATTCCGTCTTTGGGTCTATGAGTTCAAAAAGATATGGTGCTAACTCATTTTCATTATTCCTTTCTAGTACGGATAGAAAATCAGCGGCACTAATATTGATTATATGTGAGTGCCCTATTATAGGGTCATAATCCACAAGACCCTGTTCTATTAAAAACTTATTTATATTTCTTAGAGAATTAGAATCGAAAATTCTATCTAGGCATATAGTAGATGCAGATATCTTATAATTGAAAAATATGGTAGGAACCTTTTCTGATTTATTTACCCTTGAGTAATTAGCCTCCTTTGAAACATTGACCTTCACGAATTTTAGATTTGTAAAAGTCGAGAAGATCTTATCCATGAAATAAAGACTTGTTGCATTCTTTTGAAGGTCTGTAATAGGTAGTGATTTTATTTTATCAACCTCACTTGTGAATGCTTTATAAAAAATATCCTGGAAGTCATCAGCAAGCACAATATAACAATCGTTTAATTCAGGGAGATCACCATACTCTGCGTCCCTTTTTAATTTGTTTACTAGTAAATTATCGTAGTAATTGTGTTTATATAAAGTAATATCTATGACATTTGGGAAATCTAAGTAGGGATAAGTATTATCACTCATTTGCTTTTATCTGTTTTTCAATATATTCTATTTCTTTCATAACAGCTTCGGCGTTAAACTTTAGTGCTAATTTATAATCACGTCTGCTTATTTGATATCTATTCAAATAGAACATTAATGCGTCGGGATCTGGTTCATATACTTTATTATCAACCTTTGTTTGCTTATTTAACTTAGTGTAAATCCAGCCTGGTACCCTAGTGTATCTCTGTGCAATCATCGACCAACTATCAACAACATTTGCAGCATTAGTACCAAGTTTATTCAGGCGCTGAGCCATAACAGGGTAGTTGATTGCCATGAATCTGTTAATCATAAATCGATTCTTGGCTTTATCGTATTGCTTTAAGCCATTATATGCGGTAACATCTGTGAAAAAAATTTTGACAAAGCTAAAAAGAGTACCGTCGTAGCCAGTACTCTTTGCTTTTTTAATTTTTTCAACCTTTTGTTTTCTTTCTTTCTTAGCCATTAGAATAAACTAGTTGAAGGTAAGTTATTACTTTTGGCAGAGTCGACATAGACACTACCATGTAATATACTTTCTTTAGATAATAAGTTTCTTATATCTGTTCTAGTATCTTCACTGAGTATTGCATCAATATGATTAAACATAATCGTTTGAAGAGTTTCTGGTATAGTAGAACTATGTAAAAGTATAAGATTCGTATTTAACTCAAGTGCAGGTAAGAGCTCAGTATATGAAGATAGTTTCATTTCAGATGAAATTATCTTTAAGATTTCTGTTTTATATGACTCTTCGAATAGATACATTGACGAAAATCTACCATGGCGTTTTTTGAATGTATTGACAATAGATTTTGCTTTTTCGTCATTGATTCTACTAGTGCGCGGTTTACCTGTTTTGCCAATTTTTTCTATTGAGTACACGGATTTTATATTGTCAGATTTATCACCTGTCAAAATTTTAGTAAAAACATAATCATCGCAGAATATTTCATTTACTTCAAGGTTGTTTGAATTAATGAACATCTTTAGTTCTTGTTTAACCTGATTGCTAATTAGTAAAACATGGTCAACATCAAATATACTATCAAAGTCGCCTTCTTTACTTCCATCTTTTATGTCTAGGTATTTTTGAAAACCGGGATACACAGCAATTCTAGATCTAGTATTGTCATACCATAGTGTATAGGAATCTGTAGACTTGTTATAGTTTACTAATTGCATAAGGTCTGTATCACCTGTCCAGATAATACAGTTCTCACCTTTACTATTAAGCGCACAGGTCCATGCATATATCAAATCATCACCTTCTGCGCCAGATACCCTATGTATGATAACGCCCTTATCTTTTAAGAATTGTGTAAATTCCTCAACTACTTTATGAACATTAGCCCAGTGTATTTTACTATCTTGTTCACGATTTGCTTTATATTCCGCAGTTGGAAATAAATCTTTACGCCATGACTTACTGTCTTGTGTGAAGATAATACGACCGGTAACATTTTTTATTTTGCGCAATTCTGAAGCGAAGTCTGTAGCCAGTTTACGCATGAATATAGCCATTTCAGATTCAGTGGACATAAATCGCGTATCGATTTCTTCAGGTCCAGCAAATGCAGTTGGTACTTTTTGTCTAGGTAAAACAAATAATCTACTGTAAATGAAGTAGTTACCGTCTATGATTAAATTGTGATTTCTCATTGGTATGTGTTATTTTGTAAATCTATCAAATATCTTTTACTTAGCAAAGATACTTGCAGATTATTTAGAATGTATAATGCTTTGCAGTGTGTAAACACATGAAAGCATTGTTACTACTTGGTCGATAACTAGAGTACGCTGTGCCTGGTGTTCAGCTACCGCTATTACTATTTGAGGTATATGCTTTGCTGCGGCAGGCTGTTCCATTTGGACATATTCTACAAAGTCACCTCCCAGTCCTGCTAAGACATCATCAACTCTATTACTGTATTCAGAAGCGAGGTATTGGTAATTCTTTACAGGGTCTGCATTGTTGAAAATAAGTTCATACACGTCTTTAAATACACCATGAAATTTCTTAACGTCATCTAATGTAATAAGAGTCTTACCTTCTGCAAGGTAGCCTTGTAGTACAGTCAATGTATTACGAAGATCTGGGAATTTACGTCTAACTAATTCAACAAGGGCTGGCTTTTCAATATCAGCACCTTCCTTCTTGATGATTTCATAAACACGCTTCATATAAAACTTCAACTGTTCGCTTTCCTCTTCTTTAGTAAAGTCAAAGTTGATTTGCTCAAATCTACTTAATACTGCTTCTGGTATTTTATTGATGTGATTAGTGGTAGCAATAAACCTGGTGTTCTTGGAAAAAGAATCCATCGTAGCTTTCAGTGCTTTGTTAAACTGGTCACTTACACCATCGATCTCATCTAGTATTACAACTTTTAACTTTCCTTCAAGTGAGGTTAGAGAAGCAGTTGTACAAAATTTAGTTATTTTCTCGCGAATTACATCTACACTTGTTTCATCAGATGCGTTGATGTATCTATACTCTAAGCCGAACTGATGACACATTGCTTTTGCTGCACTTGTTTTACCAGTACCTGGTGAACCAAAGAATAGCAGATGTTGGTAGACGCCATCATTCAACTTGGTTCTAATTCTATCTGGGATAATTAGATCTTCTAACGTAGATGGTCTGTACTTTTCAGTTAATAGGATGTTTGATATCGACATATGATTACTTTATAGTTATACAACAGCAAATGTTTAAGTTTCAATATATAGACAAAGATGTCTGCTATGAAACATATCCTAACATATGAAAGCTTTTTGCTTGAGAAAGATGCTGTAAAGGCAACTCAAGATCAAATTGACAAGGCCATGAAAAAGGCCGACAAATACACGAATAAGGCTTCTGCTGCTAGATATGATATTAAGTTTAAGCAGGATAAACTTGAGTATGAAAAGAAAAAGGATGCTTATCAGGAAGATGTCAAAACTGCAAAAGACGGTGTAGAACGAGAAACTGAAAAGGCTGCACTTAGAGGTCTAGAATCCGAATGGAAACAAACAAAGCAAAAGTATAAGGACCGCTTAAAACAAATGCGATGAAACCCGTAAAGTTCGTAAGAGCTCAGTCATATCATAAAAGGCTATACAGTATCAGACTTAAAGAGCTTAAGCCTTATCAAATTAGATTTTTAGAAGACAATCCACTTATCAGAGAACATGCTAAACATGATGATAGGTACGTTCAGGTTCTTTTTAAGATACTTGAATATGAAATACACTATAAAGACCATCTGAAACTTTATTACAATGTATACACTGATCGTGTGTCAAGCTATGAAGAGATCTTGGAAGATTCTAAAAGAATTAACTGGATGTGTAGTATATGTAGATGTGATATTAAATCAGAGATGGGTAATTTCAACGTAGATAACTTCTTGTGTGGCACCTGTAATAAATCTCACGGTAATTCAACTGATATTATAGATGATAGAATACTTGAGTCAAGTGTTCAGTTTAGGAAGTATTGTCAAGACATACTTATAGGGCAACAGAAAAGCTATATTAAGTATATTAAAAAATTTGAATCAGGAGTCAAGTAATGCTCTATTCAAATCCTCCATTGGAAAAACTCTAAGATTGCTTTTAGGATTAGTATTATAAATCTGAGCGTGTTTTTCTAAAAGACGATGATAATTATTAAAATTTTTAAGCATGCTCTTATAGATATGTTCTCTACTAACTTCAAGATTTGGATAACCGCCATGAAAATGAGACTTGCCGCCTGTATGACTCATATCATATCCTAATAGATATATTTTCTTAGCACCTAGTTTTATGGCTAACACTATTGCAGCAAAACCTGAATTATTAGAAGCAGATATCCCTTCACTGGAATTAAAGTCCAGGGATTCTATATTTACATTCTTTACGACCGTAACGTCTTCTGTGTAAGATCTATTATTTGTAGAAACAGTAAATTTCAAACACTTCAGAATATCTATTTCATTTTTATACCAGTTATAAAATCTACCATCTGTCCAATATAAAACGTCCGGGTTGCTAACGTATTGATATGCTTTATTGATAGCTATAACTTTTTTACCATTTAGCCTACTAAAATCAAACCCCTTAAGACTTGCACCGCCTGCAACTATATAAACAGTTTCATCTTGCCATATTTTTGGAATAGGTTTATATGCATATGTCCTTGGGTTATGCCTATGTGAAACAGGATCAGCTGCCCTGGGTTGAACCCTTCTTTTATTATTAAGATGGGGTTTATCATAAACATTATTCCGTATAGGCCTTTCAGCTTTAATCGCAGCTCGACGTTCTCTTATATCATCAAGTTTATTCTGTATCGGATTAGGTTTATTAACCCTTTGGACATTTACGGGTTCGACTGGAACTCTTTGCGGTTTAATGAAATTAGTTTTACGTACTGACATATAGATATGTATCATAAAAAAGCCTCAGTGAAGAGGCTTTTTAGTATGCTATTTAATTACGTATTAGATATTTTTATATGCTTTTCTAAATCTCTGAGCAATTGATTCATACTTGTTCGATTCAGTCAAAGACACGAGGCTATTTATAGAATCAACAACTTCGTCAATCTTAGTTATTAAACTATTAAGATTAAGTTCGAATGTTTCTGTAGATTCACCTAGGTTAGCCTTTTCGCTATTTAGTTTTTCAACTTCAGATTCTAGAGATTTTACGTTGGCTTCTATTGCAGATACTGCTTTAGGATCGGCACTTGCATCATTCTTTATTTCCTCTAGTTTCTTTTTAGCTCCTTCTAATTTAGATGTAGCTTGAGATAACTTTTGGTCGATCTCTTTTTTCTTTTGCTCTTTACTGCCCGCATCCGGTGTAGTGTCATCTGGCTTAGTAGTGTCATCTGGCTTAGTAGTGTCATCTGGCTTAGTAGTGTCATCTGGCTTAGTAGTGTCATCT